TTCACAACAATAATGTGGACGTTGTCGTACGCGCCCTTACAGAACGCGTGTACAATTGTGAGACTTCCCCGGGGGTTTTTGAACCGCCCCTTGGGTCCACCGACCAGCGATGGGCGGTGTGTGACGAGTTTAAGCGCCGGTTGGTGCGGCGACTTGGAACGGCCACTAAGTACACTGTTGCCTAGTTCATTGATACGTACGATGGTGGCAAGAGGAAAATTTATCAACAGGCTGCCGATAACCTTGAGGTGATGTTGGGTTATCGTCCTAGTCAGGCCATGTTGAAAACATTTTGCAAGTTTGAGAAGATTTCATTGGACAAGGCACCGCGGGTTATCCAACCGCGTTCGCCGGAATACAACCTACAGCTTGGTAGGTACATTAAGCGTGTTGAGAAGCGTATTTGCCGTAAGATTGGTAAGGTTTTTGGGGACGGACCAACAGTTATGAAAGGGTACAATGCTCAACAAGTTGCCAGAATTATTCGAGCAAAATGGAACAGCTTTGCCAATCCTGTTGGGATTGGACTGGATGCTAAGAAGTTTGATATGCATGTGTCGGTTCCAGCGCTTCAGTGGGAACACAGCATATATACTTCTATGTTTCCTGGTGATAAGTTTTTGCCCATGCTCCTTCGGGATCAGTTGACTAATTTTGGCACGGCTTTTTGTGATGATGGTGTGGTTGATTTCAAGATCACAGGCACCAGGTGTAGTGGGGATATGAACACAGGTCTGGGTAATTGCGTACTTATGTGCGGAGGTATCTGGACTTGGGCCCAACAGCGGGGAGTGCATGTCAAATTGGTGAATAATGGCGATGATTGTGTAGTCTTTCTCGAACAGGAAGATGTTGCGAAGTTTACGGACGGCTTGGACGAGTTTTTCAGGCTGCTCGGATTCCGCATGACTGTTGAGAAGCCTGTAGATTCGCTTCATCAAGTTGAATTTTGCCAGTCCAGAGTTGGGTTTAATGGGATTGATTTTGTAATGGTACGGAATTTGGTTTCCACATTGCAGAAGGATTCCATGTGTTTGCTGCCTATACAGAACCACAATGTGTTGAGGAAGTGGATGAATGCTGTGGCTACAGGGGGGCTCTCGCTTTGTGCAGGGGTTCCTGTGCTACAAGCCTTTTATACCATGTTCTTGCGCAATGCTGGCGCTGTTAAGTTCGGTGGCATGTATCGCCACATGATGGCAAATCGCGGTACGAGGTTCATGGATTTTGGACAGCCTCCTAAAGCTAGGGCGGTTAGTCCAGATTCCCGCGTAGTGTTCTGGGAGTGTTTTGGTATTGATCCAGAGTTGCAGGTGGCTCTAGAGAAATACTATGACGGGCATTGTATCGATCTCAACTCAATAGTCCCCTTCGAATTTCTAGGTTCCACTGCAATTGATTCTAGAAATTTTATTGAGTTTGAGACTCGTGATCCATTTGATTAGACAATGCCTCCAAAGACGAAGAAGACACAGAAGAAACGAAAGACAGGAAATGCAAATTCAACCACCCCCACAGTTACCGCTGTGGGAAAGGCTCTACGCTCTCTTGGTGCAATTGGCGGCAACACTCTTGGTTCTTTTGCTGGCATGGGTACTTTGGGTAGTACTGTTGGCACAGAACTTGGTGCGGCGCTGTCACGCTGGCTTGGGTATGGCGATTACACAGTGAGGAGTAACTCTATAGTGTCGCAGATGAAGTCCTCTGGTAGTATTCCTAATATGCATCGCAATGGCCAGTCTGTTGTGATTAGGCATAAGGAGTACATCATGGACGTCACCAGTAGCACTGGGTTTAGTTCCCTTGCAACTTTCGCTTTGAACCCTGGCTTGGCAGCGAGTTTTCCTTGGCTGTCGTCTGTTGCACAGCAGTATCAGGAGTATACTTGGCGCGGGATAGTGTACCACTTCATTCCAACTAGTGGTTCAGCAGTCTCGTCGACCAATAATGCCCTTGGTACGGTTATGCTTGCGACACAGTACAAGGCAACCGCCTCCAATTTCACCAATAAGACCGCATTGCTCAATGAGTATTTTTCCTCGGATGCGCGACCTTGTGATGCGTTTGTGCATCCCATCGAATGCGACCCAAAGGAAAATCCTTACAACGTGCAGTACGTTCGTGGTTCTGCAGTACCCTCCGGTGAGGACCAGAAGACTTACGACCTTGGTGTCGTGACTCTGGCCACTGAGGGGATGCAGGCTGCTAGCATTGACGTTGGTGAGCTTTGGGTTTCTTACGAGGTTGAGCTACGCAAGCCGGTTGTTTCCGGTTTGTCTGGTGTGTTCAACTTGTCGGCACATTATTACAGTACCACTGGTGTCTCCACCGCTGCGGGGTTTGGCACATTGGGGGCTATCGTC